TCACATAAGTAATTTATTAACCTAGCTTCTCTTTCTTCTGCTTTGTTCTTCCATTCGTCTCTAAGATATTGCAAGTCTTGGTAGCTAATAGGATTGCTGTTCTCACTGTTTTTAGTTGCTACAGATTTGTTTCTATACTTAAATAGCATTGATGTACTGCATTCATACATAGTCCATTGAGCCATAGCTGGAGCTATATAAGTGTCTAGTAAATTAACTTCGTCACTATTTAAAGTTCCAGCAGTTATCTTAGTTTTTAAATCTTCATAGAAAGGAGTTCCTAATATTGGATGGATTCTTAACTCCTGGCAGTCTTTAATACTTGGTAGAATTAATTTGACAGATACATTTTCATCAATTAAAGTAGTGTTCTTTACGTATTGCTCGGATATGAATAAAACTGCCATAACTTATTTTTTTAATCTTACTACTTGTTGTTCCCAAATGTGTCTACAGTAAGGAGTTGTTTTGTTTGTTCTATAGTTATGATACCAACCACCTCTTTTAGTAAATATGTCTATTCCAGACTGACCAAAATCATTAGTTAATAATTCCAATTGTTGTAGTGTATATTTTCTAGTAGTTGCTAATAACATCATTCTATTACAGAAAGGTCTACTATTAGTTTTTAAAGGAGGAGCGTCTGGTCTTTCTATATATTTGTAAACTATAAAAATTTCATCTTCTGGTGTTTGTATACTAGCCTCAGCGTCTTTAGTAGGTTTAAAATCCTTATCTAAAGCACCAGCATCAAAAAGGTTAGAAATAGATTCATTAATTAAAGATTGTTCTACTTTTAAAGCATTTGCAAGCTCTGTAACAGGCATTAAAGGATTTTTTAATAGTAATGATAGGACACTCTTTTCTAGTTGTGTTAAAACGCTTGTAATTGCAAAAGACTCTTTTTTAATTTTTTCTTCATATTCTTTAGCGTCTGCAATGCAAGTAATAGGATTTTGGAAAGTGTTTAATACTTCTAATTGACTAGATTCAAAACCAGTAGACTCTAATTGATTAAAAATAATATCATCTTCTTGACTACTTAACTCTATTTTTTGCTCAGGCTGTAAAGCTGGAAGTCCGATTTTTTCTCTTATCTCATCTTGAGTCATTACACTTAAAACAGCAGTTTCACTAAAGTATCTTTGGACAGGTTCTATTTTCTGGATTCTTAAAGGTTCACCATTTACACCATTATAGTTAAGAATAGAATTAATCAACTCGTTAAATACTTTTTGTTCTGGGTCTATTTGTAAGTTTTGGTATAATTGACTAGCTACAGCTATCTCGTCTGCATTGTTTCCTAAGCCTGAATTTTCTTTAATGCCAAAAAGCTGAGGACTTGTTATTCCATGAGCTGTGAATATTTCTTCTCTTATTTGGTTATTTAGGTTTATAAACCTTTCATCTTGTCCATTAACTGGGATTGGCATAATCTCAGGATGGTCAGAAGCCTGGTCTGTAAAAGATAACAAAGGCTTTCCAGCATTGTCAGCACCAGTAGCATAGCCCTTAAATCTTCTTTCAATCTCAGCCATTTCCTCATCATTTGGTTGACCATTTTTAAAAGAAATTATATATCCAGCAGAAAGATTATTTTTAATATTACTTAATGTAAAATTAGCTATCTCAGCATCTGACTCTAAATAAGGTATAGCAGAAACATAGTCAGGAAGTGGATAAGCTCCTAAATCTGGTCTATATTCTTTGTAATATATAACATAATCAACGTCAGGTCTAGCATCTTCATTGTAAGGGAATTGCTGTAGTACCTTAAAGTCATCATTATTTTTTGGGTTTCTTGCGGACCAATCGTCTGTATAATAATACAAGTCATTGTCAACACCTGCTCTAACATCTGCGAAATCTATGTGGTTAATTGCTGCTATCTTATTATTTTTAGACATTCTAACCTGTAGACAAAAACCACCATAAACCTTTTTATCTTTAGCTAGTTTACCTATTAAATCGTCTAAGTTTTCATCTTCATTGGGATGTCTTATAAATCCATTAACATAAGCTTTCTCTGTGAATGTTAATTTCTCATCTATAACAAAACCTTGACCAACAATAAACTTAACTTTACTATTAATAATTTGGTTATGTTTACTAGACTCGTTATAGAGTTTAGTTAAATAATCTGGATAAGTGTTTTTGTAAGGTCTGTCTGTTCCGTATTCGTACCAGTCACCTTTCTTAGACTCTTTAAACTCAGGTAATTCATACCCTCCAAAATTTAACGGAATTAGTTTTACGCTCATTGTCCTGGATTATATACTACATTAGTAGTTGGTGAAACTGAATGCTGAGTAAATGACGGTTGATATGTTGAGTCTATTAATTTCATTTTTCCCTCTTCTACTTTGTTTAGTCCTGTTGGGTCTAGGTTTGTTGTGCTGTTTTGTTCATAAACTTTGTATTTATAAAAGCCTGGTGATCCTAAATCTAGACTTCCACTAGTTGGGTTATTAGTACCCTCTACAAAGTTAAATTCGTTATATCTACTTTTATTAGTGCTTATGTCTGCTATGATAGTATAATATTTAGTCTTACTCTGGTCACTCTCAAACTCAAATAAATAGTCTGGGTTTGTCAGTTGACTAAGTTCAAATAAGGTTGCTACAAAATTAGTTGTAGTGTTCTTATTGATCACTATCATTTTTCTTTTTTTTCTTTGTTTCAAAAACCCAATCAATCTTTAATTTCTTTAGAGTTGGGATATTTTCTTCACATACTAAAACACTAAAATGTTTTAAGTGAACTGTTTTTCCTACGTATTTTTTTTTTAACATATTTCAAATTTACTAAAAAAAGGGGACAGTTTAACCCACCCCCCTTTCATACAACAAAGAACAATTAAGCACTAATTGTCAAACCAGCCACTACAGATGACTGCACCCCATAACATGGAAACTGACTCTTGTCAGTAATTTCTATTTGGTATTGGTTAGGGTCTCCATAAGCTTGTCCAGTTTGTCCAACTAAAGACGAACCTTCTGCAAAATTATCATTTCCTAAAGCCCAATAAACACCGTTGTTATCTTTTACAATGACGAACAATCTAGCTAGCATAAGCATTTTAATCTCGTTAGATTTAGCAGCACTCATTTTATTTATAGTGAAAGCTACTACATTGTCATAAAAAGAAGTCCCTCCAGCTTGATCTACAGTTGCTGTAGATGTCAAACTCCCTGACTCTTTCTTTAACTCATATCTATAGAAGTTAGTTGCTCCTGATTGCGTAATAGCAGAAATGTCTCCATTAGCTACAGTAGTAGCAGTAATATTGTCTCTTTCTGAGATTAATACTTCTACTATTCCGCCTAGGCTATCTGAGCAATCTCTAGCTTGTCCGTTACTTAATACACATGACATAATTAATTGATTTTCAGTTAGTTAGCGTTTCAGCTAACAGTTATTAAAAAAGGGGGTAATTAAACCCCCATTAAATTTAGGCTAATAAAAATTCTACAACTTGGTCAGGAAATGCAACATTCACACCTCTTCTGAAAGCCATAGTCACCTTATAAATTCTGTCATTGTCATCGTACCAACTTCTAACATCGTTAGACTCTTCACCTGGTAAGTCAACACCTACATAAATATTAGACGCTCTCATTAGGTAACAGTTACCAGTAGCTAAACCTGAAAGACCAGGAGTTGCACAAACAGTCACATTTGGAAAACCAATTAATGGAAGCTCAGAAGTAAACCCACCATCTACAACATAATGGAAATAGTTTCCATCAGCAATAGCTTTTTGGTACTTTAAGAAAGTATCCATTCCAACAAACAATTTTAAATCGTCTGCATCCATAATATCCTCTGGCATTAATTCAGCCATACCAGTAAGTATTCCAATAACATTAGCGTTAGTGATACCAGTAGCCTGAGCAATAGCAGTTGGGTTACCATCTACAGCAGTAGCAGCAGCAATAATTTTATTTAATCCATCATACTTTGATAGGTTAGCAGTTCCAGAAGTTGTGTCACCTTGCCAGTCAGCTACTTCAATAGCTTTCTGTAGTTTAGCAACCTTCTCAGCAAAGTATAACTCTTCGAAAGGAATCTCTTCTTTTTCACCAGTTAAACCAGCTTTTAACATAACTGCTGTATATTTAGCAGCTAGATCAGTCATACATAAATCCTCATGAATTGCAACAGCACCAGGAGTAATAGTTCTCTGAGACAAAGTAGTAGAACCACTTGCACTCCTAGAACATCCATCAGCTTGGAAAACAACATCACTAGATAGTATGTTTATTGTAGTAGGACCTTTTACACCATCTTGTAAGTTAGCATATTCAGAAAGTCTACCACCAGCTACAGACTTAATGATTAAGTCCATTGCATTTTGTTCGGTATATGCGGCCAAAGCCGAAACATCAAAACTCATAATTTAATTTTTATTTTATTATTTTTTTACTTTTTAAGATACTTATAATATCTTTTTTATTTTCTTTTTTTAAAGCCTTAAAGCTAGATGGTCTTTTAACTACCTCTTCTTTAGTTGGCTCGTCTAACATTTTCTCTGTTAAGTTTAGCAACATAGAAAAAGACTCTTTAAGATTATTTATTTCTTGTTTTAGTTCGTTGTTTTCTTCTGAAATAGTTGCTTCCATTCCGAAAACTTTTTCAGTCACAATCGACTCTATAATCTTTTTTGCTTCTCTTTCTTGAGCTTCACTTAAAGGACTAGACATTTCTTCCTCTTCTACAGATTCTGCTTCTACTTCTGGCTCAGCCTCTTCCTCAACTTCCTCAACTTCGACAATCACACCACCCTCAGTAGAGATAACTCTACCGTCAGATAATTCATGTCTACCGTCTGGAGCTGGTAAAAGTTCACCATCCATGTCAACAACTACAGCAGCACCTACAACCACTTCAGGCTCAACTTGAGCTACAGTACCGTCAGCCAGTACTACATCTTCAAATTTTTCCTTTACAGTTTCAGTAGTTTCTTCCACGTTGTTTTCAGTAGTTTCAGCAAATTCCTTAGAATCGTTTTCAATGTCAACACCTTCTGTTTTAAAAATGCTTTTAATTTCATTGAATAACTCTTTTAATTCACTCATAATATATATTATTTATACTTTTATATATATAACAAATAATTGATACTTTACCAATTACAAATGTTTTTCTTTATATTTTCTAACTACAGAAATAATTTTACTAATTAAAGTAGTAGGATATTTAGTTGCTTTAGCTTCTCCAAATATTCCCTCTACAGAGAATCCTTTAAAAGTTCCGTCTTTGACCATTTGCCAAACTTCGTCATTCTCTACTCTCATTGATCCCCACCAGCTACCGTCTGGAGCATTCTCAAATCCGTCAGGAGCTTTTATTCCTCTTTTACTATCTATGATTAAAGACTCAATTACATAGACTCCATTATCTTTATAATCAATGTCGTGCATCAAATTAATATTAGAATTATAATTATTCTTAAAGAATTTATTGACTATCTTTTCTATAGTAGGTTTTCTAAACACTACATAGTATTTTTCGTTTTGGTCGTTAAGTCTAATAATAGGAAGATCAGCCTTCATAAAATATCCACTAACTATTCTTTTATCTTCGTCTTGAATTTTAAAAGCTGTTTTATATTTGTCTTTGGTTTTCATTTTATTGATTGCCCAATTAACACCAGAAGTTCCTCCCCACAATAACCAAGCTAAATAGCCACAATCTTTCCAAGGTGTTGCTTTTAAATCAGCATCTACCTCAGCATTTTTTTTATGTCTGTTAAAACTTGCCATTCTACCAATTGTATCCCAAGATAAATTTTCTTTGTTCTTGAGTTGGCTAGCTCTTGAAAGTCCTACCCTAGTAAAATTGCAGTTTATTTCTGACTTATGTTCGTCAATCCATTTCAATGCTTTAGCAGCGTTGTTAGACGCTGAGTCTGGATAGTCATTAAACGTCTCTTCAAACTCATGTTTTTTAAACGCTTGCCAATTACTCATTATGGCTGGATGGTCAACTAGAGCCACATAGTCCACTCCAGACTCATCCTCTTCGTCTATTATTAATTCTATTAATTCTGTTTTATCTTCCATTGTTTTTTATTTAAAATGTTGCTTGTCCCTGAATGACAGAAACTTGGTTTTGTGTGTTAGTTATATCTGTTTCAGTTACAAATACCTGAGTTTGTTGTTGAGGTACTAGTGTGCTAGTATTAGCTGGTTGTAGTGTTGGAGGTGTTCCTCCACCTCCACCGCCAAAAGAGGGAGTTTGTTGTCCACCGCCTGCAGGACTACTAGTCTGAAATTGTTGTTTAGATATTGCAGCCACGTTAGCCAATCCATTAACTACAGCAATACCAGCAGCTATGAAAGGCTGAGCTGGAAATAATATTGTAGCTGGGTTTGCTGCAGCAGTTGAAAAAATGTTATTCGCTCCTAAGTATGTTGACATAATAGCCTGAGCTATTTGTAGTTTTTTATTTATCTCAAATGCTCGTCTTTGACTTTTTTCATTGTCTTTAGCAAAGGCAGAAGTTAAGTTTATTAATGCACCTATTCCCTGAACAGCTAAATCTAATTTAGCAGCCTCTACAGCTTGCTCCCTTTCTAAATCTTCTTTAGCAAATTTCTTTTTTATTTCATTTATTTCGTGTTGTTGAGCTTCTTCTAACACTGTAACATCTTCACCATATTGTTTAGCCTGTTCTATTAAATTAAAATATTTATCTGCTACAGCGTTTTCCTCTTGTTGTTGTTGAGTTAATAAACTTTCAAAATATAGATTTTCTAAATCTTCTTTAGCTTGTAAAAAGTTCATGTAGTCCTCAACAGCTTTATTGTCTCTAGCTGCTTGGTCTGCTATCTCTTTAGCGTTTTTCTTATCTCTTTTAGCTTTAGCATCTGCATTAACTTTGTCAATTTTATCCTGTTTGACTTTAGCTGCTTTAGCATCCATATCAATGGCTCTCAACTGAAAACCAGCTAACGCATTTTCTTGTAACATTAACTGTTCCTCTAGTTTCTTTAAATCCTCTTTTCCTTGAGCCTCTGTCTCTGCTGGGTCAAAAACTAAAGTACTAGCTTTTTCAATTAATTTATTAGCTTTTTCAGTTAAACCAAAATCAACGTCAATAGGCTCTAGTCCAAATATCTTTTTTCCGACTGCACTTTGAGTAATTGAGTTGACTAACTTCTCTACGCCTTCACCTAAAAAGTCAATAGTTTTTAAAAGTAACATTGGACCAGCAGACAATAATTTAATTGTAAACTGTAAAATCTTTTGATTTCTTTTACTTCCCTCAACCTTTTCTTTATTAACTACTTTTTGAGCTAGTAATTCGTTTTTAATTGATTGAACAACTTTTTTCTGTCCGTCAATTTTCATCATTAAAATCTCTCTCTCTGTCTTACCTTGTAGTTTTAAGATGTTCTCTTGGTTGTTTAAAGTCTCTAGGTTTTT